ATATAGGGGTTATTAGTTGGTTGAACATACCGTCACCAAAGTTAGATTCTGTAATAACAGCGTTAACTTTGTTTCGTTTGGCTATGTTGACCAACTCCATAAGAGTATCTTCGTCATATCCACCTTTGAGTCCACCAGCTTCTGGAACATATAGAGTACCATTCAGCATCTTTACTACAGCATAACCAGTTTCATCAGAACCTCTACCAGAGGGGTCAATAGAGAGTACAGATCCAGTGTACGGAATCATATCTCCTATAACCTTCATAGGTCTATAGTAACGATCTCCACGGAGTCCTACATTAGGGATAGCATCCCATTCTAAATCTGGTGTCTTAGCCCACACTAGTTTCTCTGGAGCTACATCTGGGTCAACAGATTGTACTATAAGGTTACCTAGTTTGAGTGGGAATCTATCCACATCAGACAGGCTAGGGTTAAGCATGAACTGTAGTGCATATCCTACAGAACCATAGGATATCTTTCGTTCATTTAAATCAAAGTCTGTAAATCTAGACGGTTCAGCTGATTCACCTTCGTTCTCATCAGAGATACATAGATCTGACAAGGTATTGTTGTAAGTCAGCTCAGCCTTCTTTGTGGACACTTTCTCAGATGCCCATACTCGTCCGTTATACCCCCTAGAAGTGAGTTTCGTGTACACTGAGTCCTCACACTGCGGTGTACCTAGAAAGAGAATCTTAGAGGCTTTTAGAGGTTTTAAAATAGCATCAAACTCTTTTATTTGTTCCGAGAGTTTGTCTCGCATTTGTTGCGTTGCGGAGTTAGTTGGGACTTCAATATCGTCTGCAATGATGATGTCAGCACGGCTACCTGTAAGTTGGGAGGTAACCCCCAGAGACTTAACCGAAGGTGCATGAGACGCAGGTGCAGGTCCAACATCAAAACTAACTTTTGAAAATCTTTGATCACTTTTAGGTTTGAGATGCTTAAGAATAGGGATTTCATGAAGTAATCGGAGGGTGAAGGTAGAGAAGTCATCAGCACGAGTTTTAGATGCAGACACAACTAAGATGTTCTTAGAAGGGTCTAGTAGTAGTTGGTGAACAACGAAGGCAGAACAGATCCAAGACTTACCTACCCCACGGAATCCTTGTATAACAGCCCTCTTAGGACCATGTTGCATAAAGTCTGCAATGTCATACTGAATTGGAGTAGGATCTCGTTTTATCTGCTCAAGAGAGTGCCAGATAAAGTACAGGAAGTTTCTAAAGTCCTTGAGCTTTTCTGGTATCTCCGTCTTCATCAAAAGGTAATAAGTGTACTAACTCCTTCAACGGTGTCTCTTCGTTAACCGCTGTAGTGATCTGATTATCTTTAAGAAGTTGTCTAGCAACATTTAATACAGCTGGTGACGCTTCTCCAGATTTGATAGTGGCTATCAATTCTTGGATCGTAAGCGAAGCTAGTTCTTCTAGCAGTTCTTTATTTTGATTTGCCATCTTTTAGTTCTTTATATATCTTGATACCAAGGTAAAACAAAGTAGTCAAGCCTACAAGGATCGCTACTGATGTGTTAATACCATCTAATGTAAGTGTACCAAGTAAACCAGTGATTCCAATAGCAGGGGTTAAGTGTTGACTATTCATTATTCGTTTAAGTTTAGGAGGTTAGTAATAACATCCTCAGAACCTCCAGACTTGCCTACAACCTTCGCTTGACGAATTTGCATATACTTATCTTTCACTTCTGGGAACTCTTCAAGCATCTTTACAAAGGCTACTCTGCGATACCTAGAGATTATTCGGTTAATCAAAGCGATTCGTGGACTCTTCACACCACCTTCTGAGATGGTAGATAGTCGTTGATAACGCTTATCTCTTATTAGTTTTTCTAAAGACTGTCGTAGACTCTTACCTCTGATCTTGGTTTCACCTAGTAGTTCTAACTGACGATCATACGCAGATTGATTTGTATCTTTTTTATAATCAGTTAGATCTATCAATCTATCTAGTTTTGTAGGAGGGTTTGTGAAGCCATGCTCTAAGTTAGCAAGCTCTTCAAACACTTCATCACCCTTACGAGTAGATATTCTAGAAGGATTGAACGGACCAACAATAGGGTAGTTCTCTACTGTGATAGGCTCACCGAGAAGGTTACGCTTAGGATCAAGTGCGTCATTACCGTTAGGTAACTTTTTGAGTAACGCATCACCAAGGTTACGGACTTCTCGTGTGGTTGTATCACCACCAAGGGATTGACCTTGGTATAAAATGTTAGGTACGAATCCACCAGCAAGATTATTTACAAGCTTCGCCATCTTTCTTTCTGGATTTGATAACGCATCAGAAACTAACTGTAGACCTGCTAAGTATGACTTATCAGTAATATTACGAGTCATTGATATCGTTGCAGCTGCAAACACTTGCTCTGCTACCGTGCTATTGATCTCTGAGTTAGCTTCATCAAACTGGTCTACAAGATCAGCCAATACACCAAAATGTGTCCCAAACGGATCAAGTCCAGAGTAACTAAAGTACTTATCTCCCACACGGAACGAATACCTTTGCCAGCCAGTTTGCTCAAGCGTTTTAAGTTGGGCAGTATCTTTTGGACCACCAGATGTAATAAAGTCACGGTTAGAAAGAATCATATAGAGTAGACTCGCATTCATCATAGAAGCTGTGGCGATCTTACCAGCGGCTCTCGCTCGTTCTACAGGGTTACGACTATTCAATTCTTTACGGATTGTAGCTTGTGTGTTCTTCAGCATGGGCAAGTCTGGCATGTTTGCTAGAACTTGACGAGATACTTCTGGACCAGCGAAGAACGCACGATCAAAAGAGAACTTTAATAAGTTAATTGGAGTTCTAATGAAGGGGAAGATTAGTTTTAAAACTGGAATAGTCTTTACAATCGCACCAGCTAACTCCGCAGACTTACCTGCATCATTAGTGAATGTACCGTAACGAGCGTGTTCCAAACTACGAGCTGCGACATTATCTATCTCACCTAAGTTTTCAAAACCAAGACCTCCGTCTTCATATTTCTTTAGAGCGTCACCACGCTTAGCGGTTTCACCATCAATTATTTCTTGGACTTTAGCAGCTCTTTCAGACGGTAGTAAACGCTTACCACCTTTTGATAGATTTTCTGCATCCATTTTTTCAACTGCATCATTAGCATATTTAATTATTCCTGTATTAGAAAAGGCTCGCTCACCATTTACCATCACGGTTTCCATACCACGAGCTACATAGTCAGCGAGTTCATCTGGGTTTTTAATACCCATCTTCATACCTTTTAGGGTTAGTTCTAGTTTTGCGTTCTGACGGAAGAGGGATTGTTTGAACACCTCATCCATAGATAGCAAGAGTTTGGTTGGTATGTTTACAACATTGTTACCGAACCAATTGAAAGCTTGACGCATAGTTTGCTCTGGAGCAGCGTCTGCAAAATATTCTGGGCGATGAGTCTTAGCTGTATTCTCTAATGGAGAGCGTCCAGTGTCTAAGAGTTGATCATCTAGCTTGTAAGCTTTTAGGAAAAAGTCCATACCTTCTCGGAAGGATTCTAGTGTCGCAAACTCTTTCATAACATGACGAGTGATTGCTGGGTTTACAAACACACCACCAACAGCTGTTTCTACTTGAAGAAGAGTTTGAGCTACCATATTACCGATAGCATTCTTCATGAAAGTACGAGGACCAGATAACAACGAATTGATATACCAGTTCTGTGCTTTCTCCATGTAGCCATTAGGATCAGCTTTACGAGCTTGAGAAGTAAGTCCCATCATTTGTCTTATTGCATCATCTGGGTCAGCTGAAAACAAAATTCTATTAAGAAGAACATCAAAGTTTTGTGTACCAAGGTTGTTTGCCATGTATTCATTAACAATCTCTTGGTTTCTTAGCTCTACTTCATTTAATGATAATCTAGTTCTCTTGAATTGTGTAGACTGTAGACCTTGTCCAAATCCTCTACGAAGATTAGAACCAGCAGCTGTGATGCTTACTAGTTTTTTAATCTCACCAACAAGCTGTGCTTTGTCTATATCAGTGACCGCTGTACCTTTATCCTTTAATTTTTCTGCTAATTCAAACACTGTATCAGTTTGACCTAGAGCTAAGGATTCTACTGTGTACATACGAGCTGCGATTCTACGGAGTTCACCTGCATCTTTACCAGCAGCGTTTACTTCGGACATAATAAAATCTTTATCAGTTCCAGTAAGTTCTGAGAAACGATTTACTGCGGCAGCGATACCACCAGCTTCTAGAGATGCTGGGTTTAGTTTTGGATTAGCTGTGAGTTGGCTATCTACTGCTCGTTCTGTTTCAGCGATTAAAGTTCCTAGATCATTTGTTGTTTCTACTTGGTTAAGTGATTTACCAACACCTTTAACAGCTGCTTCACCACCTCGTTTCACTCCATCAAAGTCTACAGTAGCTTCTCCAAATGCAGTTTTAATTATCTTGTTTCTGTTCTCTTCATGAATCTGTTTGAAAGCAAACGAACTTCTAGTTGGGAACATACGAGATACAGCTTCATCTGTATAATCAATTGCACGATAACGCTTTTTACTTTTAGAAACAAGATCGCTATAAGCTGTAACAACATCTTCTAAAGCTGTACCCTTACCTTCTACTCCAATAAGTTCTTTCAAGAATGTTAATAACTCATCAAATAGATTCTTACCACCAGTACCTTCAATACCTCTTAGGTAAGCTTGGAACTTTTTATTAGATAGAGATTCGGCAAGGAACTCATCTACATTAGATAGTCCGTACCATTCTGACACTGAATCAGCATTCTGTTTTGCGTAGCCATCAATGTCATTTAAACTACCACGAATGTTTTTAAATTGTTCTGGAGCATTCTCTACAGCCGTCATGTAAGTTTTAAGAATCTTACGAAGAGGTTCTGGTTGTGCTACATCATCAGACATAGCTGCAACAGTAGATAGATAATCCTCACCTTTAAGGTTACGGTTAACTGCTGAAATCTCTACTGGGATCTTAGTTACAACAGAAGTGTGTACCATTTCATGGAATAGTGTGGCTTCAGAGAACACTTGTTTTGGATCTACCTTACCTTCAAAGACCCCTGTGCGAGCTGTGTATAACCCAATGTTACCTCTACCTGTACGAGGGTCAAATGGATTGAAGTCACCAGCTTGTTGGTTACTAAAGTAAAGTTCTATATCAGTATTGAAAAACTCATCGTTACCTTCATTAAGTTTCTTTAACGCTGCAAAACCTTTACGAACTTCTGGAGTTGTACCTGCTTCCACTAAACGATCTACAGCAAAACCTACAGTAGCTCCTCTGCCTACAACCGACTCAGCTGTTTTAGTAGCTTTACCTTTAGCTTCTTTCGCCATAGCTTTTACTATGTTATAAGACTCAGCTTCACTAACACCTAGTTGTGATCTTAGTTCTGGATCATTTATCTGATTACCAAAGCGTGTTGATCCAGTTTCTTTCTGTCCCCAAAGAGATACACCCTTTGTTACAGATTCTGACATATCTTTGTTGATATCAATGATGTGAGCTTCTTGAGCAATCTGTCTACCTTCTTGATCACCACCACGGATGAACTGATAGCGTTTATCAAACTCTTTTGACATCATAAACTCTACAGCATTGTCATCAATTAGACCATCCGTTTCCATATCATCCCCATATCTTTCTCCCATACGGTCAGCCACATCGTCTCGGAGAGTAAAGACAAACTCATCCATAGTCATCTTTTTGTTACCAGATTTTAAGACAACACGCATACCATCCATAGCATTATCATATATGATATCCTCTAGTCCGTATTCCATATAACTCTGACCAGACTCATCTTCTCCTAAGAACGAGCGTAAAGCGTCCATTTTATCTACCTCTTCTCGTTTACCTATGATTTTTAAATCCTCTACTCTAGACTTAGTACCAAATGATGCCCCTAATCTTTTCAAAGCAGCAGGCATCTTCTCATCATACTGTTGCATAAACGGAGCTGGTTTAACGCCCACATTATAATCTTCAGCTTCCCAACCTTCTGGTTTAGCATCTAACTCATCTGCTGCTGTTTTACCAAAATAATTTTCTAATTCTTTTTTGTTTTTAACGACAACATCTTTTACATGACCATATTTCTGTACACGGAATGATTTAGAACCATCTTCATTAACAGCATTAACTTTAATGGTATCTAATTTATGAGAGTATAAATCTGCTACAGCTACTCCTTTTGGAAACGATACAGAATCATAACCTTCTTTAGCTGCCATCTGTACAATCTGACGCATTGCTGAAGATATGTAACTATCTTCTAACGGAGTTTTACCTACGCTTTTGACTCCTTCTCGTTTAGCCTTTTTGACGGATTGAATATAATCAGACTGTAATTCTTCTATTTGTAAAATTTGTTTACCATCTTTTGTGGTACGGTCTGTAGTTCTAAAGTGAAGTAAATTACTTCTATCCTCTCGGCTCGCCACAGCATCATAGTGTGGGTTGTAGTCACCTCTAGCAGTTAATTTCTTTTTCTCATAATCAACATAATTTGCATGGCTAGTTGTTTCTACAGTAAACTCACGATAGTTTTCACCACCTGTTTGTTTGTAGCTTCTATATTCATCATGTGGTCTTTGCTCTACAAGGGTAGTTTGTAGCTGACGCTCTTCAATAGCCTCTTTTAATTGTGCTACATCTACCTGTCCTTTTGCATTCAATGGTAGATCAGATGGATCATCAAAGCCCATCCATTTAAGTTCTTCTGCTACACCACGCTCACCAGTTTTAGATAACTCTTGGATAATATTCTTAGGTGGTACAGATTTTCTTGTTACTCTATCTACAGCTCTTAGTGATGGACTGTACACATCATAGTCACTCGCTTCACCAAAAGTTTTTTGTTTAAATGCTGTTTGGTTATTACGGAGATATCCAGCACCATCTTTCTTTTGACGGTTTAGTTTCATAGCTCGTAGACCTCCAATCAATCCTGTAGCTAGTCCAGTAATACCAAGACCTTCTAAAGAGTTTTTAAATCTACCTTCTATTTCGCCATCGTCACCATCAGCTTCTAAGAAGTCTGTAACAGGGTTACGAAGTGATGGAAAAGTATTAATAAGATTAGATAATCTTTCTTCTTGTGCATCAAACGCAATAAAGTCTGTAGCAGTCTCAGCAGCTATAACACCTTTCCAGTTAAGAACTTCTTTACCTTTTTTGTTAAGTCTTGTAAATTGTTTACCGAAGCGTCCTATACTAGATGCAGCTTTAACACCTTTAGCTATACCACCAAAAGGAACAAGGAACTGTGTTACACCTTCTACTAACCCACCTGCAATTGTTTCAGATTTACCTAAGAAACGATTATCGTAATCTGGAAGAGCGTCACCTAAAGCAAAGTCTGTGAACTTATAAATGCTTTGAGCTGCTCCTTCTACACCTCTTAACGGTGCGAGTGCTAGATCCTTCGCTAGATTGACTTTTTTATTCTCATCGTCATCTGGATTAGTCAGTAGTTTAGTGTTTAGTCCTAGTGCCATAATTAATCGTTATATATGTTTAATGAAAAGCGGCTCTCCATTAAGCTTGCTTGGGTTTGTATAAAAGTATTAAGGGTATTATCGTCTGTATCTAGACCTAATGCAACAGCGTATTCTGTTAGTAGTTCTCTATTATCTTCAGCGTTGATTACCATAGAGGGTGAAAGCACAACAGTTTTAGTTACATCTACTTGACCTAAACGAAAACCATTAAAAGTACCAGATTCTAATTCATCTATAGTAATCGCTGGGTTACCTTCATATAAGCGTTCAGTTGCCGCATGATTATACGATTCTCTAACATAGTACCGTTTAAATCCGTTTTTACTATAGAAACTACCTCGGCTTGTAGAATACAAGTGATCGCTAGTGAAAGCGTTACCCATGAAACTTTTATCTCTAGCTGCGTTCATAGTTCTGTATAAGTCACGGTCATCTTTGCTAAGTTGTCTAATATAAGCTAAATAATCAGCGTGTCCATCTTTAACTGCTTGTCGGTTTCGTTGTTCATAAACTTTAATATTACTCTGGTAGTTACCACTTTTCTGTCTAGCTGCTCTACCTCTACCACCAGTTGGTGCATAGTTTCCAGAAGTGTTTAAAGTTCTAGGCTCTATAGTTTCTGTTTCTTCTGTAGTTACCGTGGATGCTTCTTCGTCATCATCGTCTTGGTTTCTAGTTTCTGCAATAAAAATTTCTTGTGACTCAAGTAAGTAATCACGAGCTGCTAATTGTCTGTTAGCGTATATTTGAGCTAAGTTACCAGATGATAACTCCTCGTCTGTGAGAGGGGCATTTAGGATCGCTCGCATACTTTCTCTAGTTTCTTCTACAAAAGGTTTAGTAATTGCTAGAGCTTTATCCCCACTCATGAATGCTAAACCAGACACCTCGTGTTTAGCTTGAAGGCTACTAATAATACTAGTCGTATAACTATTGTTAGTTGCTGATAACCCTACACTGTTTTCAAACTTCAGTGTGTTTCTAGTTGTTACCATTGTTTGTGTATCCTCTCGTACTTTAGCTGAAATATCTGCTTGAGCTTTTTGAGCAAGAACTTTTGATTGTTGTGTTCGTTCTTTAGAACTTAATGTAGGATCGGTATACAAAGCTTCTAGTTCAGCTTCGTAAGGTTGTATATAAGATTCTACTTTAGATTGCAGTTCTGTTTCTCCGTAGCCAAACGCATTTACAGTCTCGTTACCTATGGTAACAGTTTCAGAGAAGGTTTTTATAAGGTCGGATTGTATAGATGAAAGACCAGCTTCTTGAGAAAATGTGTAAGCTTTGAGTTCTAAGTCAGCTTTCTTTTGATCAAGCATACTTACAATTCTTGCTCTATCTGTGTTATCTTCATGTTGATTTGTAAACGCAAGTCTATAAGCGTCATATAATCCTACCGTATCTGTTACCCCACTTAAATCAACAGTAACCGTACCGTTTCCTTGTAAGTTAGGTAACTCTCTAGGGGCTAAAGTACCACCTTGTGCTAATGTATTTTCATCTTCGGTAAAAGATTTCTTCAAAGCAAAATCCATTATTTGTTCTTGCTTTATAATAGCGTTTACATTATCTTCTTTAATCTGATCTACAGATTTCCCTAACTCTGTTAACAAACTGTTTTCTATTTCAGAGCCGCTTCCTAGAGTCAAGAACGACTCATTCTCTTCTAATATTGTTAGAAAAGTATCAGCAGCTATAGGATTTACTGTAGCTGTATCAGTAACTACATCTTTTAATAATTGAATTTGCTTTGGGATATCCATAGCTCCAGTTAAGGTAGCCCAATTCTGTTGGAAAGTAATTTTAGTGTCATCCGTTAATCCCACATTAAGAGCAGTAACCATCGCTGATTTAGTATCATACTCCACCTCAGCTTGAAACATATCGTTCTGCATTTTGTTGAGTCGTAACTCTTCTTCAGTTTCAAACTGTGCTGTAGATTCTATAAAAGCTCTTAGAGCGTATCCAGTTAGGTTATTCTCTTTAATTAACTCATCACGCACTTGTTGCATCTGATCCCTAACAGGTATAAAGTCACCATTCTCATCTTTCTTAGATGCGTATAACTCTGGGTTTTCTCTAAAATCTGCTTGGTATTGGTTAGCTAAACGATCACCAACTACACGACTAGCACGGATATAGTTATTAGGATTTTCTGAGAACTTCAGTAACTTCTTTCTTTCAGCTGAATCTAGCTTACTAGAATATTCATTTAACTGATCTTGTACTGGATCTAACTTACCTTTTTGAATTGCTTGTAGAATCTCTGTAGGTGTGCCTTCAGCTATGTTAGTATACTCTTGTTGACGCTCATCCTCTATACCACCTAATTGTTTTGCTATAGGTCCAGCGTAGCGTCCTAAAGCATTTGCTATATTAGTTGCTGCATTGGTTTTAGAATATCTAGGAGGAGCTACACGATACCTACCAGCTTCTACACTAGGAGCTTGGAACACTTGTTGATCTAAATCTAAGTCTACCTGCTTTCTTTTATCTGAGAGTCCGAGTAATGATTTTAAAGTTTGTTGTGCCATGGTTATACTGTTGGTGTCTTAACTCCACTATAAATACCTAAGCCAGTATTAACAGCTCCGAAGATTGCTCCAGCGTAGTCTGGTTGTTCAATAGGTTGATTGATTTGTAATAAAGTATTGTAAGACTGTTGGTTCATATCTTTTAACTGTAAGTTCGTAGCGATGTCTCTTTGTTTACCTTGTCTAGTTAGACCGAAACGATACATTGATTCTTGTCTAGAGAAATCATCTAATAAAGCATCTACAGACTTACCAGCTACACCAGCTTCACCTGCTGATACTCTAGCTGTTGCACGAGCTTTCATAGCTTTAATAGAAGCTGACTGGAGTTGTTGAGCTTCCTCTTCCATTTTAAACCGTTGATTAATTCTAGAAGCATTAGTTTGCTGTCTATATCTTTCAACTTCCGCCTTGGAGGATCTAGCTTGTGCTGTCGCTTGGGCTTTAGCACTAGCTTTCTGTCCTGCGATACCGAGTCCTGCTTGAGCGACTCCTGCTCCGATTGCTAATTTAGATGCCAGTGGCAATGCTGCGAATCCCATATTATTTTGATATTATTATAAATTCATAGAAGCGAGACCCATTGATGTCTAGCTCCCTTATAAACTTAGCTCCAAGCCATTTCAACCATTTGATAGAAGTTTCATAGTCTTTATAGACTAAATTACTTACTACCCCATAAGGCTTGATAAGTTCTGGTAAAAGTTTTTTAGAATGTTTTGCGAATTTTAAAGTGTTTTGTTCTATACCTTTTGAGCCTAGTAACCAGATGTAAGCCTCGTTACCTTCTGTTCCTACCCCAAACATAGCAAAAGGTTCACCATGTTTATCTAGAGCTGTGTATGTTTTGTCATCATTCTCTATACCGTACAGTAAAGCGTCTTCATTACTTGTTAAGAACGCTCCTACTTCCATACAATCATACTTCCGTAACTTAGGTGCGAGCTTCCATACATGGTCTAGAGTTGCTTTGACCACGCTCGCATCATCATAGTTATTAACTATATTAGTATGGTTTTGCTCTATCACGGACAATAGATTCTATATTAGCATTCTGGAAATTAGCTGGATACTTGTAAGGTTGCTCTAGAGATATAACAACATCTTCTGAGGATAGGAATAAAGGTACAGAGAAGAATCCATCTACAGCTTCAAAGTTTTTATACTCGTCAATTCCAAAGGTTGTTGTATGTTTACCTCCGCTATCTGTTTGTAAAATAAGTGGAGAATCTACAACTAAATCAAACTTAGCTTTGTCATCCTCTCCTTTTGTATTCGTGTAATATAAGCCAATATTTTTTAACTTATGATCTATATTAACAGCTGTTTGGAACTTCTCATTTTTTTGTTTAATAACAAACTCTGAGAAAGTATAACTCATTGTGTATTTTAAACCTACAGTTAAAGTTACGGTAGACCCATTAATATGTGAAAAATCTAATTCATTGTTTGCACTATCATAAGCATTTAGACTTAGATAGGATTGATCATTAATATCCCAGTCACTAGCATCAGCAGCTAAAGTTAACCCAGCTGTGGGAAAAGGTATTGCTATACTTGTTGCACTCCCACCAGTCATTGTCGCTTGAAAAGCTAAATCTACAAGACTTTGGTAGTTACTACTGTATCCAGTAATTGGAGAAGGCTCTTTTAACTCTGTACTAAAAGTCATAGAAGTCTGCATCAAACAATCGTTAGATCCATCTACATACTTCATCATGACAGTCAAAACATCCTTCTCAAAGTTCAAACCGTGTACATCAAAAGGTACAGTAAACTTAGACCAAGAATTTTGGACTTTCTTACCGTTGATGTTCAAGAACTTATAGATATAAATTGTTTTAAGATCTGTCCCACTTATTAATGCTACACAACTTTGTGTTGTAGAATAAGTTAGCTCTCTAATACCAGCTGGTATATATGTAGGAATAGCGTTGGTAACTGTAAAGGATTCATAACTCTCTGTATTTTTATTAATGAGATATTCTCTCATCTCTAGGTACTCAGCTTTGTCTACAGGGAAGTATACAGAATCTCCTATAACTCTAGGGTTAATAGAGGAATCCGCATCAAATTCAGTTAGCGGTGATACTGATACAGTGTTAGGACTTAATAACTGTCCACCTGTATCAAGAGAAAACTGAGTGTTATCAGAGAATAATATTAAATTATCTTGGAATGGTATAGCAGATCTTAGGTTAGTTATCTTGTCTGTTGCTACGGTAATATCTATTGGGTCACTGTCTAGTAATGTTTGTACGGTAGTTCTAAAGAAGTTATAAGTAATAATTCCATCATCTTTCGTTAGACCTAACCCAGCTTCACTAAGAATAACTTTATCGTTAGATAAGATTCCTAGTCGGTTTCTGTAGAAGAACACATTGTTAATGAAGTTTCCAACAAAAGATGGTAGAGAGTTGGTAGTATCATCCCCTACCAGTCTATCAGTTACTTCTAAAGGTTTAAATGTAAATTCATTTTTTGCTGTTAAAAGTAGTTCGTGAACAAAAGTCGCAGCGTCATACCCTTTAACAATATCAAAGCCTACTGTTTCTACCCAATAACCGTTACCAATATCTATGTTATCTTTAGTAACAAACTTTACATAGTAGTCATCAGCGGTATCGTTACCTCCTATTACTTTGGTAACAAATCCATTCTTACAATACAAGGGTAAGTCTGTAATACTATTAACTTCTTTATAGATAACACCTAGTCCATTGTCAGCTAATCCATCTGTACTAACAATGGAATATTGTATATTCGTAACTTGAGCATCGTTTACAGAAAGTTCTATTAAGTTTTCAGTTAAAGTAGCTGTAAAATATACTCCAGTGGTGGGTGTGACACTTGAATCTACAATCGCTACTTGACTTGTTAAACTAGCGTGTATTGCTTCAGAAATTCTTTTTGTGGTGTTATCGTTAATAGCGTGTGCGTAGCCACCAGCAGATCCAGAAGATGCTTCAGAAGCTGTTCTAGTTTGAATAACCATTCCATTAAAGTCTGGGTTATTTGGTACTGGACCAGTGTAAGTGAAATCAGCAGCATCGCGGTAGGTTTGACCTTTGTCAATAATTGTAACATTAGCAGCAGCACCACCAGAAAATACTATCTCAACTGTTACGCCATTATAAGTCTTACTTCCTGGAACTGCAAAACTAAACCTTTTTGTCTCATCTAAATAACCAGCCCCAGCGTTAGTAATACTTACAGAAGCTGCTCTTGAAAACCGCTGTTGATGAAAACCACTGGTAACATTCTCCATAACCACCGCTAACTGAAACTTAGTTGCAGTGGTAGATGTTTGATTATGTGTAATCTTTAAATCATAATTAGTTTTTTCAGCTCCTTGCTTAACAAAGATCAAAGCTGAATTAGATACAGTAGGAGTTAAAGTTGTATTTTGTGCTACTGCTAGTTTTGTATTTACAGTATAAGTTGTGTCACCTACAGATAAAAACTTTAAATCTTCTCTGTAGTTATCGCTTTCTAAGTAATCATCAGTAGCAATAGTTAACCCATTTGGATGGGAAACATCGGAAGAATCT